GGAGCGGCCCGCAAGCTACTGAAACTGACCTCTGCCTACGGCAAGCCGCAGCCCGAGGGCGTGTTTGATTTTATGCAGACGCACGACCTCGACCTGGGCGACTTTGCCGACGTGGATCTGCCTGAGTTCGATCAAGGCGCACTTGAGGAACTGTTCGGAGAGGGGACAGGCGACCCGTACGACCTGAATACCAGCACTGGCGCTCTTGCGGAGCGATTCGGCGTGGTGCCTTTCAGCGTGCTCGATGCGCGGCAGGGCTACTGGCAGCAGCGCAAGGCCGCGTGGATGGCGCTGGGCATACAGTCGGAGCTTGGGCGCGGTGAGAACCTGCTCAATTTCTCTGAGCTCTCCCCAGGCGGCGGTGGCCCCGGCAAGTCGAGTGTTTACATGGGTAAGTCGCCAGGTGGCCCCCTGACCTATGTAAAAGGGGGGGGGCGCACCGACCCGGTGTCGGGCAAGATTCTCGACACCGGGTCGGGCACGTCGATCTTCGATCCGGTCTTGTGTGAGTTGGCCTACCGTTGGTTCTGTCCACCGGGGGGGATGGTGCTGGACCCGTTCGCGGGCGGCAGCGTGCGCGGCTTCGTCGCCGCCTGGACCGGCCGGAACTACAACGGCATCGACTTGTCGGAGGGGCAGCTTGCGGCCAACCGCGTGCAGTGGGAAGAAAACGTGACCCAGCATGGCGCCAGCAAGGACCGACCGGCCCCGAAGTGGACCGTCGGTGATTCGTCCAAGGTGCTGCTCGAGTCCGACGAGCCGGTTGACTTCGTGTTTTCCTGCCCGCCATACGCCGACCTCGAGAAATACAGTGACGACGAACGCGATCTCTCCACTATGTCGTATGACAACTTCCTCGAGGCATACCGGGCGATCATCGCAGCGGCGTGTGCCCGACTGCAGGAGGACCGCTTCGCGTGCTTTGTGGTGGGCGATCTGCGGGCCGGCAAGCACGGTGCCTACCGGGGCTTCGTGTGTGACACCGTTGCCGCCTTTCGAGATGCCGGGCTAATCTTTTACAACGACGCGGTCTTGGTTACTATGGTCGGCTCGCTGGCCCTGCGCGTCGGGCGGCAGTTCTCCGGGTATCGTAAGCTGGGCAAAACCCATCAGAACGTGCTGGTGTTCTGCAAGGGTGACCCAGGCGCGGCCACCGAGGCGGTCGGGGATGTGGAGTTTGGCGAAGTGGATGAAGGGGGTGTTGTCCCTGACATGGAAGGCGTCGGAGAGCTATGAGTGCGCCACAGGTTGTAGTGCATGGCGGGGTGCGTGTTGTGCGGGACGACCTGTTCCCTGGCGGGACCAAGGCGAGGTATATCGGAACGCTGTTTGATGGTGCTGACGAGTTGGTATACGCCTCCCCTGCCGAGGGGGGGGCACAGTTCGCGCTCGCGGTCTGTGCCCGCCAGAAACAAAAGCGTGCGACCATATTCGTTGCCGGGCGAAAGACGCCTCACGACAGAGCCTTCGAGGCGAAAGCGCTCGGGGCCAGAGTTATGCAGGTCAGGCCGGGCTACTTGAACGTCGTCCAGGCACGTGCCCGCGATTACTGTAATAGAACCGGGGCTACCCTGGTCCCGTTTGGCGTTGCTGTGCCAGGGGCAACCCAAGCGATTGCGGCTGCTGCTACTGCCACCTCACTGTCTCCTGACGAGGTTTGGTGTGCGGCCGGCAGCGGCTTGCTTGCGCGGGGCCTCGGAGCGGCGTGGCCTTCGGCCAAATTGCACGTGGTGCAGGTCGGGCGCGAATTGAAGCCGGGAGATATTCCGGCGGGTGCGGTTGTTCATAAGGCCCCCCTCCCATTTTCTCGCCCGCACCGCTCTGCACCGCCTTTCCCTGCGGACAAACACTACGAGGCAAAAGCCTGGGAGACGTGTGTCCACAGGCACGGATCAGGAATGGTCGTGTTTTGGAACGTAGCCGGCCCCCCGCTTCAGCAGGGGCAGATCAATCATCAGGGGGAGATGGCCCAAGCGGCCGGCTGATGGCGAAGACGATACCGGTAACCTGCGACCCAGGAGGAAACCTTGAACGTCGCCCACTGGCGTCACTGACGCCATTTCAGGGGGGGTTCAAAGACCTCGATAATGCCAGGTATGCGAAGCTAAAGGCGTCGATCTTGGCTGAAGGGTTTATGGCTCCGGTGTTCGTCTGGAAAGACTTGATCCTTGACGGGCACCAGCGCACGACAGTCATGGCCCGCGAAGGATGGGATGTTGAGGGCGGGGTGCCTGTGGTGGAGATCGAAGCTGCAACCGAGGCAGAGGCTGCTCGCAAGCTGCTGAAGCTGACGAGCGCATACGGTAAACCAACCGCTGAGGGCGTGTTTGATTTTATGACCACGCACGACCTCGATCTGGGCGACTTTGCCGACGTGGATCTGCCCGATTTCGATGAGGGCGAACTCGAGGTGCTGTTCGGGGAGGATGGAGAAGGCAAGGACGAGCCGCCCGACGAGACACCGGAGCCGCCTGTCGAACCGGTGTCTCGCCTCGGAGATCTGTGGTGTATGAGTAAGCATCGCGTGTTGTGCGGCGACAGCGCCAGCGCGGAGGCTGTTGAGCAAGTAACTGGTGGTGATGTGGCACTCTGCTTAACAGATCCACCTTATGGCATTGGCAACTCTGTCAGCGACAAGAACGAATACAGGACACACGACGATAGTGTGGAGAACCTCGAGGTGCTGATTGCAGGGTTTCTACCGATTGCAAGGAAACGTGCGCCAGTTGTCGTTATCACTTCGGGCAACATGAATCACAGGCTGTACCCCGCGCCGACGTGGACAATGGCATGGTTTGTGCCTGCTGGTACAGGTCGCGGGCCGTGGGGGTTCTGTTGCTGGCAGCCAATTCTCTGTTATGGAAAAGACCCAAAACTTGCAATGGGCAAAGGGTCACATCCTGACGCACTGGTTCACACTGAACGCGCCGAGGATTTTGGTCACCCATGCAGCAAGCCAATCAATTTCTGGACGTGGTTATTGCTGCGAGTGTCGTCTGTTGGAGACATCGTATACGACCCTTTCCTCGGCAGCGGCACCACCCTCGTGGCGGCTCATTCTGAGGGCCGCGTGTGCTATGGCATCGAGATCGACCCCGCCTACGTCGATGTATCAGTCATTCGCTGGCAGGACTACACCAACGAAGAGGCTATCCTCGACGGCACCGGCCAGACCTTCGCCGAGGTGAAGGCCGAGCGACTATCGGGCGAGGACGTGGCCCAGGCCCAGGCGGCAGGCTGATGGCGACCCCCGCACACCAGCCCACCGAAGAAAGCCGCAAGTCGGTCAAGGCGATGTCCGCGTACGGCATCCCTCAAGACGACATCTCCGAGGCGGTGGGCATCACCGGCAAGACCTTACGGAAACACTACCGGGACGAGCTTCGGGGCGGTATGATCCGGGCCAACGCGGCGGTCGCCGGGGCGCTCTACAAGATGGCTATCGACGGCAACGTCACGGCGGCGATTTACTGGACGAAGGCGCGGATGGGCTGGTCGGATCGCGGCCCGCAGTCACACGAGGGCGACAGCCCTGACGAGGTCGCCAAGGCGATCCACGCCACGCTGACGAAGATGGAGGAGCGCAGTGGCGGATCTAACTGATCGCTGGACGCCGATGCGCCCCCACGTCGCGCAGCAGGCGTACAGGGGCAGCCCTGCCCGCTTTAATGTGGTGCCTGCCGGCCGTCGATCCGGCAAGACGGAGCTGGCGAAGCGTAAGCTGGTGCGGGCCGCCCTCTTCGGCAGCGCCTACGACCGCCCACGCTACTTCGCCGCGGCGCCCACTCGAGATCAGGCAAAGCGCATCTACTGGACGGATCTCAAGGCGCTGATGCCGAAGGAGTTTGTCGTCGATGTCAGCGAGACGGAACTGCGCCTCGGCCTGGTGACCAACGCCGAGCTGTGGGTCGTGGGTCTGGACAAGCCCGAGCGCATCGAGGGCAGCCCGTGGGACGGCGGCGTACTCGACGAATACGGCAACATGAAGCAGAAGGCGTGGCCGGAGAACGTGCGCCCCGCCCTGGCCGACCGTAACGGCTGGTGTGACATGATCGGCGTGCCCGAGGGGCGCAACCACTACTACGACCTGTGGCTGCAGGCAGCTACCGCTGACGGGTGGGCGCGGTATCACTGGAAATCGGCCGACATCCTGCCCGCCGACGAGGTGTCTGCAGCTCGTAACGATCTCGACGAGCTGACGTTCCAGCAGGAATACGAGGGCTCGTTCGTCAGTTTCGAGGGGCGCTGTTACTACCCCTTCAACGAGCACGACCACTACGCCCGGTTGCGAGACAGCTACGACCCGGCCCAGCCGCTTGTTTTCTGCTTCGATTTCAACGTGGCGCCGGGCGTAGCGGCGATCTGCCAGGAGCAGCAGCACGGCACGGCGGTGATCGGCGAAGTATACATCCCGCGCAACAGCAACACGCCGGCCGTCTGTCGCAGGCTGGTGAAGGATTGGGGCAACCACACCGGGCGGGTGATCTGCTACGGTGACGCGACCGGTGGCGCCTCGGGCACGGCCCAGGTAGCCGGCAGCGATTGGGACATCGTCACGCAGGAACTGCGCCCGACATTCGGCGACCGGCTGACCCTCCGCGTGCCGAAGGCGAACCCCCGGGAGCGGGCGCGAGTCAACGCCGCCAACGCCCGCCTGAAGGCCGGCGACGGCACGGTGCGGCTCAAGGTCGATCCAGAGGCTGCTCCGCACGTAGTGCGCGACCTCGAGGGCGTGACCCTGCTGGCCGGAGGCTCGGGCGAGATCGACAAGCGAGCCGATGCAACGCTGACCCACATCAGTGACGCCCTCTCTTATTACGTGAACTACGAGTATCCGATAGCAAGTCGCGCAATAAGGAAACGCAAACTGATGGGTATCTGACCGTGGAGCGGCCCAAAAACTCCAAGGTGACAACACGATGGCAGTAGACAGCACGCATCCAGATTACGACGCGATGCTTCCCAAGTGGGAGCGGGTGAGAGACGCCCTCGACGGCGACCGGGTGAAGGCGGCCAAGGCTAAGTATCTGCCGCAGCTCTCGGGCGATGACGGCACAGAATACGACGCGTATGCGAAGCGGGGCCTGTACTATGGCGCCACGGCTCGCACTCTCCAGGGGGTGTCCGGTCTGGTGTTTCGTCGGGAGACGGTCACGACGCTCCCCAGCGTCCAGGCCGAGGAGCTGATCGAGGACGTGACGCTGCAGCGCGTGCCCCTCGAGCGATTCGCCCAGCAGTCATTCGACGAGGTGTTCGCCCTCGGTCGCGTGGGCCTGTACGTGTCCCTGCCAACGACGGCAACACCTGGCGCCCGGGCGCATCTGAGCCGCTACCGCGCCGAGAGTATTGTCAACTGGCAGGTGGATGAGACGGGGCCTCGACCTCGGCTGTCGCGGGTCGTGCTCAAGGAATCGGTGAACGTCCCTGACGGAGACGATCCCTACCAGTTCAAGCGACTCGACCAGTGGCGGGACGTTCACCTTGACGACGGCGGGCTGCTGCTGGTCAACCTCTGGCGCAGATCCAGCGATGTCGGTCAAGCCGTGTCGTCGGGCAACAAGTTCGTCCTTTTCAGCACGCATGAGCCGAGGTTCCGCGGGGCGCGTCTGCCGACGGTGCCGTTTGTGTTCGTCAACTCCCGCAGCCTCGGCCCTGACCCCGAAGATCCCCCTCTGCTGTCGCTGGCAGACGCCAACCTCGACCACTACCGGATGATGACGGACTACCGGCACGGGCTCCACTACACGGCCTTGCCGACGCCGTACGTTTTCGGATTAACCGAAGACCAGCAGCTCAAGATCGGCTCTGGCACCGCGTGGACGGGTGGGGACTCCGATGTCAAAATCGGCATGCTGGAGTTTAACGGTGCCGGGCTGGGTACGCTCAAGGATGCAATCGAGAGCAGCGTCGGCTATATGGCCTCCCTCGGTGCCCGACTCATCGAGGCAGAGAAGAACGCCGCCGAGACTGCGGAGACGCATCGACTGCGGCAGGGCCGGGAGCAGGCGACAGTCGCCGGCACGGTGCAGGCGTGCAACGCCGGCCTGTCGCAGACCGTGACGACGATGCTCAACCTGTCAGGTGTTACCGGGGAGGCCCTCGTGCGGTGCAATACCGATCTGGTGGACGCCAGGCTCACGCCTGACGAGTTGCGGGTGATGCTCGAGGCGCTGCAGACCGGCGCAATGGCATACGACACATTTTATCACAACCTGCAGCGCGGGGAGATCACGCGGCCCGGGATCACCTCGGCAGAGGAACGCCAGCAGATCGCAGCGACAGTGGGGCTGGCACTACCTCCGGTGCTGGACGACGAATGACGGAGGCGGGATATATGGTGGCCGATACAAGAGTCCTCGAGGCGCTGGAAGCAGGCCGGCAGCTCTCGCCCTACGACCAGGCCACGCTCGCAACTGCTCAAAAAGCTATAGAGCGTCGTGAAGACCTTGCGCGGGGGCTGGGGTTCCTCGCTGGCGTGGTGACGACCCTGGTCATCGGCATCGGGATTGCTCTGCTGATGAGGCTGGCCGGTGGCTGACACGAAAGCCCTCGAGGCGTCCCTCACGTCCCGCGATGTGTCTCTGCTGCGCGTCCAGGCGAGCGTGACCCGTAAGGCTATCCGTGACGTGCGGGATCTGGAGGGGGCGGCGGTGTCTCTACTCCGCAGGATCGACCCTGCAGACCCGGTGCGCCGGGGGGATCAGTTCAACCGGGTAACCCGGATCGGGGCAGAGTTCGCAGAGGAGGCGAGGGCGACATATCGACGGATCACGCGCCGGTTTCTCGGCACCCAGGCAGATATTGTAGGGGACGAGAGCGTCGAGGCGGTACGCCTGGCTCAAGCTGCGGGGCTGAATCTCAAGCGGACGCTGACGCCGACGCAGGCAAAGAAGGTGGCTGAGGATCTCCTCATCGACGGGGCCACGGCCGGCAACCACTTCAACCGTCAGGGGCGCAGCGCCAGGGATGAACTGGTGCGCCGCCTGCGCCAGACCGTAGCAGCAGACGGCACCTTGACCGACATGGTCCGCTCGATCCGTGGGGAGAAGGCGCTGCAGTATACCAACGGCATGTTTCGGACCTTTGAGCGGCACGCACAGGCGACGATTGTCACCGGCATGTCCGGCGCCTCGAACGCGGCCCGTTACGAGACCTACGTCGCCAATGACGACGTGGTGACGATGATTCAGGCGATCAATCCCCTGGACGGGCGCACGTCGGACATCTGCAGAGCGCGGGCCGGCAGGACGTGGGCACTTCGTAGCGGCCGCGCTTTGGGCCACGGGACGGAATCGTTCCCCGGCCCGCCGCCCTGGCACATCCGCTGCAGGACGACGCTGGTCCCTCTCGGCCGCCAGGACAACCCGATCAGGGGCCGGACGTTTGGCGACATGCTGGACTCGATGTCCGAGCCGCAGCAGAAGGAGATGATCGGCCCGGGGAAGTTTGAACTATGGCGCAAGGGCGACATCGCCATGTCGGACCTCATCGACCAATCAGGTCGCCCGCTAACACTGGCCCAACTCCGCGAAAGGAGCACCTAAATGGCCCTGAAAGACACGCTCGAAAAGCTCGAGGATGTAGAGGAGAAATACCGCGGCCTCTACACTGAGCAGGACGGCAAGTTCACCCTCGATCCGGTTCTCCGGGCAGACGCAGATCCCGAGAGCGGGAAGCTGGACGAGTTCCGTGCAAACAACAAGGCCCTCTACGACGCCAACGCTGCGAAGGACAAGGAGATCGCTGACCTGAAGGCAGCGGCAGCGCAAACAGCGGACGAGCAGACCAAGGCCGCGGCTGCAGCTCGCAAGACCGACAGCGAGCGCATCGCGGATCTGGAGAAGGCCAACGCCTCGGCCCAAGAGGCAGCGGAGAAGTCGGCGCAGGAAGCGGAGCGCACGAAGCTGCGGTCTCTCATCCAGAGCACTGGCGCGGCGCAGGGGGTGGAAAAAACCGCCCTCGAGGACTTCGCGGACATCATGGTGGACCGGTTCTCTGCCGGAGATGACGGCACCTATGCGCTGTCTCTGGGCGGGGATACTGTTATGTCACCAGAGAAGGCGGGACAGGTGGCAGACGTGCCCGAGGCCATCGGCGTCTACCTGGGCACGGATGGCGGGCGCCACTGGCTCGCCCCGAGCGGCGGCGACGGGGCTGGCGGCGATGGTGGTGCCGGGGGCGGCGTCAGGACGATCTCGAAGGAGGAGGCCGAGGCCAACTGGTCGAATTATGAGAGGGACATCGCTGACGGGAAGGTTCTCGTCAAGTAGGCGCAGCCTCATACTCGCCTCATACTCGCCAGCCTCTACGGTTGGCGAGTATGGCGAGTATGGGCGCCTGGTGCCCCATATACGTCACAGAAATCACAGAAAACAATCGAGGACGTACAGAGAGCCCTATTTCTGTGATTTCTGTGACGCCTTCTGTCCGAGGCAAGGCCCCGATTAGAACCCCGCCGCCCTGCCTCGCAGAAAGCCCTTGACGATGTAACCCGGGCACAGTATACTACGCCTCAGACACAGCAGGACCGCAGAAATAGAAGCGAGGTGCCCTAACCACTAAGTGACAGGGGGCGTCTCGTTTTTTCTGTTTTGGTCAAAAGAACTCGCCACGTTGGAGCCTCGCTCGAGGCGAACGCTCCCTGCCCCCGAGGGGCGGTAAACGGCGAGCCGAATCACTGCTTGAAGACAGTCCGTGCTGGCCGCTGACCCCCGAGGGGCTGGCGCCCTTGCCCGAGGCAAGCAGAGCCACGGCTCAACCGACACCGCAACCACTGCAGGGAGACATCTAACCCGTGGCTAACACGCTCAACATCCCCAAAATCATCGCCCGTGGTCTGCCCACGCTGCGCGAAAATGCCATCACCCCTCGCCTCATTACCGACTACAGCTTTATGCTGGGCGGGCCGGGGAGCAAGGGCAACGTCCTGACGATCCCGACCGGCGCCACGCAGGCGACGGCGACGATCACTCCGAGCAATACGCCCCCTTCCAATGTCGATCACGCGGCAGGCAGCAAGACGCTGACGGTCGATACCCATGAGGGCACATACTTCCACCTGACCGATCAGGAAACCACGCAGATCGACAAGGATCAGTCCTTTGTCCCTCTGCAGATGTCCGAGGCGTTCAAGTCGATAGCCAACAGCATCGACGCCAACGTGCTGGCGCTGTACAAAGATGTCTACGCTGCCTCGGGGACGTTCGGCACCACACCGTTCGCCTCCAATCTGGCCGCGTGGACGGGGTCCGGCGCACGCAAGCTCCTGATCGACCAGCTCTCACCGCTCGGCCCGTGGAATGTCGTGCTCGACCCGGCTGCAGAGGGCAACCTCATGGGGCTGAGTCAGGTGCAGGCGGCCAACACCCGCGGCGACGACACCACGATGAGAACCGGCCAGATCGGCAGCGTCCTGGGCGCGACCTGGCACGTCAACCAGAGCGTCCCGACGCATACCTGCGGGACACTGACCGACGGCACCGGGATGCTCGCCTTGGTGAACGACGCATCGTATACCGTGGGCGAGAGCACCGTTAACGTGGACGCGACATCCCTCAGT